CTCGACCACTGAAAATACATCAGTTGAATTGACATCATCATCTATCAAACATTCATAGTTACGTTCAACACAAAACTCTTTAATGTATGGAGTAAGACCGTGATAAATTTGAAAGTTTCTTAAGTCGAGCAACCTTATTTTTCCATCCCAAATTCTTGACTTATATGCAGGAGTATATTGATAACCTGGAACATGAAAGGTAAAATGGTCAGATAGCTCTTGAGCAAGGCCTCTTTCACATTCAACTTTAATGAACGACTCGTTTAATTTATGAAGTTGTATTGTATCAGTCATTTATACGCCTTGAATGAATTTTTCCCAATCAATAAACGATTTCAACTGAAACGTTCTACTATGAAGTTCTTTCATAATAGTTTCACATACAGTGACTATCTCTTCGTGAAGAGCTTTAGATGCTTTATACTTGTTGATGTCTTCATCACTATCAAGATATGTAGTTATCTCAGATTTAAGAACATATGGAAATGGTTCCCATCCATGCTTACTTAAATCTTCATCATCTAATTTACCTGTATAATATTCCCACTTCAATCGTTTCATGCGATTTAATTTAAAATCAACATCTTTAACGAGCAATCTATGGTGAGAAAGTATGTTTAAATATTTACTATGATGTAGTGGAATCTTTGTGAGTTCTTTACCTGGCTCTGTTCGGTCAAGGTCAGAATCTTTTCTCCACATCTCAAGTAACTCTTCTAGTTGTTTCATAATATAATTCTCCAATTAATTTGGATTATAACAGGTTGGCATTCTGTTGTCAAGCGTTTTAGTAAAGTTTTTCTATATCGAAGTATGTGTACCGAAAAGTAGCATCTGCAGTCAACAGTTCATCTGGACCAGAAGACGATGACATAATAAATGTGGAAAGAGTGGTTGGGAAAGCATCTTTAAAATGAATTTTAACATAAGGAATATTAGACGATGATAAAAGAGTTAGTGTTGCATCAGAATATTGAGGAGTTTTAGTCTGAGTTAATGTAGCGGCTTTGTTAAGTCTACTGAGACCTTTATAATCTTCAAAATCTTCTGGAAATGTCATAGCACGAATCCAATCATGAACTTCAATCCATGAACCCATTCTCTCATCAATCAAAAATGTTACATTGAATATATCGTAAATTGCTTTATCACCAGGTGCAAAGATGTCTACGAAGGGAGTAGATTGAGGAGTTTCAGACATTGAGATGCCTGGAACTGAAACAGATTGACAGAAATATGACATATTTGGTAGTCTATCAAAATTCAAAACATACTTGTTTGGTTGAAGAAAATTAGGATTAACTGGATTTCTATCTGTAGCTGCCATTTAATTTGTCCATACTATTATTATTATATTATCTATTTATGCTAGTTATTTTGTTGTTATTTTTGCAGTCATTATTAACAACAAACTGAATTGTTGTTATTTTAGCAGTCATTATTAACAACAAATAGCAGACAAAAAAATACCCACTATTTCTAGTGGGTACCTTTTCGTGAATCTTCATTACTACTCACAAATAAATGTGAGTCAAAGTGACTACATTAAGTTAGAAACTTTGAATGAACGGTAATAAACATTTGCTACAGCAGCTCCGACACCAGAACCAGCAGCAGCAGTGCCAGCTGAGAATGGATTTCTTTGCATACCATATCGTGTTTTGAAACCGATTTTAGGTTGGAATGTACCAGTATCAACTGCACGAACCATTTGTAATGGAACATACGGACAATAGAACAGACCAGCATCATAAGCGTTTGAGCCTTTATAACCAACAACTGCAAACTCTTTAGATGTAGTACTTGTGATAGCATATGGGTCTATATAGACTTTAATTCTACCGAATAACATGCCTGCATATGTATTACCTGAATCATCTACAGTTAAGTTAGTTTGTGCTTGTAAAGCAGGATTGTAGTCTAAAAGACCAGACATTGCAAGAGCAGAAGCTACGTCAGAAGTAACAAGGATGAAATTACCTTTTCCTCTACGAGTTTCTTTAGCAATCTGATTAGCTTCTCTTTCTAATTGAAAAGCAAGTCCTTTAATTTTCTCTACCATCCAACGACCGTTTGAATCAGTATCTAAATCAAAATTACCAGCAGATGTTGTTCCTACTTGACAACCAATTTTAGCAGTCTTGTAGATAGTTCTAACAACTTCTCTGTTAATTTCTGCAAGAATTTCAGCAGAAAGGATATTAGCTAATTCTGTTTCAGCGTCAAGACCGTGAACTGCTTTTAAGTCTTGTGCTAATTCGATAGAGTATTCTGCTTTAAGTGCTCTTGATACAGCAGTAACAGTTACTTTTTCGATTTTAAATGCCATTTCAGCAAATGTGTTTGCAGCGATACCAGCTTCTGCCTGAGCAGTAGTCATACCAGTTGGTGCCATACCTGCAGCAGCATTATTTGTAAAGGTTAACGCATCTGAACCACCAGCAGCTGCAGTACCAGCAACTTGTAGAGCAGAACCAGCAACACCATTACCAGAGAAACCTGGATTAACTTCGTTGTAGAAGTTTTCAGCGCCGCCTTGTGTAGTATATGTAGAACGCATTGCAAAGATAAGACCAGTAGGTCCTGTCATTGGCTGAACGCCACATATATCATATGCGATTAAGTTAGGTAAAGAACGTCTAACTAGTGAGATTAAGATTGGGTCAAAGTTACCGATGTTAGCGCCGGTTGAATTAGCTGGTGCAACTTCGTCAAGTTGTTGCATGCTAGTAGAACCAGTTTGGTCTTTTGACATTTCGTTATACTGATTTTCAAGAATAACAGCAGTAACTGCTTTCTTGTATGGGTCAGCAATAGGTGCTAAATCTGGATGATTTAGTACGCCTTCCCATTTTGTTTGTAGTGATTCGGACAAATACATTGTGTACTCCTAATTGTTTATATTATTATTTCTTTGTATTACTAATTGCAGAAGTTACAGCATTAACAAATGGGTCAAATGACTTTTGTTTTGCTGTTGAAGCCGCAGCTTCTTCCGCAGATTCTATTTCTTCATGTAACATTTCTTCACCTGGTTTCTTAATTCCTGTAGGGAAGTAGTTCTCACGGATTGATTCAAGTTTATCTTTGTATTCATCCTCTGTGGAGAATTCAACGCTCTCTGCGAGTGTTTTAATTTTTGCAACTTGAGTATCAATAAGACCTTCTGTCACTTGATGAGCAATTTCGTTTTTACGAGATTCAGTTAGTTCTTTTTTATATTCAATACCTCTTTCGATTTCTTCGTCAAGTTTGCTTTCAAGTTCTTCAACTTTAGTAGCTAACTCGTCAACTAAATCAACTTTTTCTGCAGGAACATCAATATAATGTTCAGCAAATAAATTTCTCATTCCTGAGATAAATTCTTCAGTTAGTTCTGAGCGTAAACCAGATTCAATAGCAATTTCGTTATCGCCCATCCACTGTTCTACAACATACGAAAGATAGCCGTCAACTTTTTCTGTTAAGTCTACTTTAATAGCATCAACAGTTTCTTCTAATTGACCAGCATACTTAGCTTCAATTTCTTCTTCAATCTGAACAACACGGTCAAGAACACGAGCTTCAAAGATTGTAGATGCCTTAGCACGGAAATCTTCTGAAATTGTCTTATCATCAGCAAATAGTGCATCGATATCTTCTTTCATTTTTTCTTTCCTTTTTTCATCTTCCTCTTCGTCATCATCATCGTCATCGTCATCATCGTCTGAATCATCTTTAGAGTGTTTTTTATCTTTTTTATCTTCGTCATCATGCTCTTCAGCTTCAATAACTACTGTTTCATCTTCAACAGGTTCTAAAACCTCTTCGTCTTCTACAGTATCTTCATTTTTCTGACTAGCAGATGCAGCTGATGGATGCATTTTGTAGTCTGCAACATTTTTGGCGTGATTGCCCTTTTCGTCTGTAGCTTTAACTTTGATAGAATCTCCAGGATTAGTGGCTGTTTTATTATCCATTCCTCCTAAATCTTCGACCTCTGAGCCAGCCATTTTTTGCATTGGCATAGAGCCTGCGTTACGCTTGCTTTGAGCAAGAATATCTGCAGCCGCTTCCATTAATTTGTTTATTGCCATTAGAATTTCTCCTTGTGTATTTTTCTATTTATAATTTTAAAGTTTTCGTAAATATGATTCGAATAAATTTAAAGCAACCGCTTCGATTTCTCTAGCAGAAGCTCTCTTTATTGTTCGTTTAGCATGGTCAAAATCTGATTCAACAAATCGTCCTTCAACAAACATCCATTCTTTATTTTCCATTATGCCATTAACAAAAGCACCTGGAGCTGAGGGGTCAGCAACAATATCAGCTGCGGTTGCAAGTTTTAAATCATCTTGCACTAAATTATATCCTTCTTTAGATTGTACCACAGAGCCTAAAGCTCTCGATGATACTCCGACACTAACGTCATTATCTATAAAGTTTTTAACAATCTCTCCATAGGGTGTTTCTAAAATTTGTGCTTTGCCGTAGAATGTATTACCATCTTCTTCTAATTTTACAATTTTATGTGATACTCTTTCAAGATTAATTGTTGGTGTGTCAGGATGTCCTAGTTCACCTAATGCACGATTAGTTTTAATGTAATCTTCATTATAACGTTTAACTTCGTTTCGAAGTGTGTCCATTTTATACATTCGATTATTACGATTTACTGTGTCGCCAACCAAAAAGGTGCCTTCAATAAATAACTGTTTTTTGCCTTCTTTTGTTTCTTCAGTTAGATATTTAACATCCTCTACGGTTTCTCTTATTAGTTTCATTCTATTATTCTCCGAGAGCTATTTTTGTACCAAGACAAGAACTGGCCGCATAAATTTTATCATCATATTCTTTAACTACATACATTATCGGTTCAGCAGCAAAATTATTGGGATGATTCATTGTAAACGAACCTTTAATAGCACCAGTAGCTGTCGTTACTGTAATTTTATTTGTCGTATTAGCGGTATTAATAAGTCTTACTCGTCTCGCATAATTAATATTTTGAGGACTACCATTAACTTTAAATGTTAAACCTGTTGTAGTACCAGCAACTGTAACAACTGGTGTGCCATCTGTATTTTCAAGTTGAGCTGTTAATGAAAGTGGCCATGCCTGTACATCTGTCTCATTTCCACTAACGAGTTGACCAGTAACCTGTTTAACTCTATAGAAATTATTTGCACCATTAGTATATCCTACGATACGACCAGCTGGTTGTGTACCAGTTACTACTATTGTATCGCCAACATTAACTGGAGCACCAGTTGATATTGTTATCTCAAAAGCTGTATCTGCTACAGCAACTGTACCGATTGTTGGACTGGCTGCACCAAGAACTGTTAAAGTCACTTCGGCCGATTGTACTTGTATATTCTGTGTCATTTTATTTTAATCCCATTGCACTTCTTCTACGCAAAGACATCCTTCTTTTAATGAGAGAGCGGCGCAGTTTCGCTCTTCTTGTCGTTTTCCATGCTCTTCTTAATAGTCTAGCTTTCTTCAATCTTGTTGTGGCAGGTATTCTTCTTACCGTATTTCCAGAAATCTTATAGCCTTTAAGTCTAGACCGCCTTCTATTCTTCTGAACTGTAATTCTACCTTTTTTATTACGTCTTATTCTTTTACGAATTCTTCTGACACGACCCATATTAATTATGTTTGGGTTTCTTTTAGCAACTTCATCTAACTCTTCAATTGAAGGTTCTTCAATAAGGTCAAATCTATCAGCTGCAGCATACTTTTTTGCTTCTTCTAGATACTTAGATGATATCTCATTCAGTCTAGCAACAATTAAATCTTTTGCTTCGTCTAATTTATTAGATATAAGTAAGTCTAAAAAACTCATTTTGCATCTTTAGCTTTATTACCACCAGCAGCGCTGTGGGCTTTAAATGCGAAGTCAGAACCTTTTCTAAAGTGTTCAGGACTTTTATGTACCATGTCTGCATATTTCTTTTTATTAACATCATTTAAAGACTTATGTACATTTGTCATAGCACTTGCTGTATAGTGGTCAACCTTTTGTGATTTTCCATTTGCAAACTTAACAGTCTTGTGTTGTTTGTTCGCAACAATGTTATGTAAATGGTCCATTGTACTTTCTTCAAATGTTCCATTATTTAGTCGGTTTACCTCTTCGGATTGTAAAGGAGTTTGAATGCCTTTAGGACCATAAGGAACTGTAAAGTATTTGTTTAACTTAGCATTATAATACAATGCAACTTTCATGCCATTAGGATATGGTCTGAAAGATTTTCTCTTAAGAAGTAAAACAAAAGGTGGGTCTTTAGGATTATCACCTTTCTTTTCTACTACTTGCTCTAGTTCAATAGGATGTTCCACCTCTTCACGAACAGCTCTTCTTGTTCTTTGAAAAATCTGTGGGTTATCTGTTAGAAGTCCAACCATTTTGCCAAATAAGTCTTGTAGTAACCTTCTCTCATGAGGAGGAAATACAGGTCGCTCAGTCTCCATTTTATCTAAGATACGATGAAGCTTTGCTAATTTAGTTTTATCGGCTAATCCAGCACGAACAAGAACATCAAACTTCTTATAGTTCTTTTTCTCTACTTTCTTTCGATTAGCTTCAAGCAGAGTATCTGTGCCTTTAAAATCTAATAAACTTTTCATTGAATCTTTACCTTAAAAGTGTTGAGTATTATCTAAACGCTGAATATGAGAGCCTTCTTCTTCAAACTCTGGTTCTGCATCAGCTGTGTCTTGTACTTCAACTTCTGGTGTTTCATAATCTTGATAACCTGTGGTCTGATTAATCTCATCAGGATTATTAATTTCATCCTGTGTCATAGGATTAACATCAGCAAACATATCTTTTGCAATATCATTTTTCTTGTCATCTAGACTTTGAAACGCTCTTTGTGATATAAGATTGTCTAGGCTTTCTGAAGCATCTTTAGCCTGAGCTGCAGCTACTTGGTTTATAAAATCAACTATTTCTGTCATAATTTTTCTCCGTTATTCTTTATTTATGCCACCAAACTTAGCTACGTCATCATCAAGTTCTGGTGTTTCTGATTCCGTATCGTCAGCGTCTTTTGTATTGTCTTCTGGTGGAAATTGACTAGCATCTACTTCGCTTTGGCCAAATGTAACTCCACTTTCCTGTTCTTCTGCAATCTCTGTTTCCATTGTTTCAATTTCTTCGCCAGACATATGCAGAACATTTTTCTTGACCCAATCTGTTGAATAATAACGACCAATATATGGGTCTACAACACTAAGAAGATTTACTCTTTCACGAAGCAATTCTGCTTCTCTTAGTTCTGTAAAGTTATTATCTTTAAGATAGTCATAATAAATATGTTCTTTCATGTGATGCCAGTCTTCTACAGAGCAAATACCCTTAAGCACACATTGAGTTTTTAAAGCATGGTCGAATACTTGTGAAAATTTATTTCTTAATCGAGTTATAAATTTACCAAACTTAACTTCATCTCTTGTTACTTCAGTTGACCGACCGAGACCAATCATACCTCCGCTTGTTGGTTCCATTCTTGAGATT